TCAAACGATAGTGCATTTACAGACGGAAGTTCAACAACATTAGTAACAGAAAACGCAATTAAATCTTATATTGACGCAAATACAGCTACCGTTTCATCATATTTAAGAAAGAACTTTTTTAAAACATCAGCAAGTATAACAAATGCAACAACAGCGAGTTTTACAGCGTTAACTGCTTCCGCACCGGTAGGATATACATCAACAACTGAAAATGATTTTGTATTTTTTATTAATGGACAATATATGGAACACGACGCTTTAGGAATTCAGCAAAAAGGAAGTTCATTAGAATTACACGTTGATACAGGAAGTATGGGGTATATTTTAGAAAGTAATGACGAGATTTTAAGTATTGGTAAATTTAATTCATAGGAGTAGATAATGCCTAAACTAATATTTAAAAATCCATTAAAAATAGAAACTGGAACAGGAGTTTCCGGAAGTGCAAATGGAATATCTTTTGATGTAAAGGAATTTTCAGCTAACAACGCACAGAATGTTAGTCTATCCATTGGACAAGCAGTTGAAACAGACTCTGATGTTACATTTAATAATGTAATAAGTTCTGGAAATGTTACTTCTGGTAACTTAACTCTGGGTGATGGATTTATTAGTAGTTCAACTGGAGTGGTTTCTCATACAGGTAGTGTAGAGGTAATGGATAATATTTTTGTTTCATCTATGAATGCAAGTGGACAAGTAAGTGCTGAAAAAATAGAAGCGAGTGTTACTCAATCATTTACAATTTTTGAAAGTGGTTCAACCAAATTTGGTGATGATATTTCTGATGTTCATAATGTTACTGGAAGTTTAATAACATCAGGTTCATTTAAGTTAAATGGATACAATATCAATGAAATATCAAATGACACGAGTTTGGGTGATGAAAAAACAACTTCATTGGTAAGTGAAAACGCAGTAAAAACATACTTTACTGATACGGGTATTGTGGATAAAAACGATTATCTTAGAAAGTCTTTTACACACACAGGAAGTTTTACGAGTGCAGCAACTTCAAGTTTTACAGCAGTGACTGCTTCGGCACCGACAGGTTTAACCGGAACAACAGAACAAGATTTTATGTTCTTTATTAATGGAATGTTAATTGAGAACGATGCTTTGGATATAGTCCAAAAGACATCAACAAATTTAGAGTTAAGATTAGATACAAGTGGTTTAGGGTATGAATTAGAATCAGATGATGAAGTTATTGGGTTCGGCAAGTTTAATTCATAGTAAATTAAGAAATTAGATATTTATAAGTAGGAAAAATACAAGAGAATTATGGCAAATATTAAGGGAAAACAACTAGTAGGTAATTTAGCAGTAACTAATGTTACGGCAAGTGGACATATAAGTGGAAGCAATACTTCTACTGGTTCATTTGGCTTACTACAAGGTGATGGTAGTGAATTAACTGGAATTACAAGTGGTATATTTCAACCTACGAGTTCAGTTCAAGCAACAACTAATGACTTACAGATTACGGGTTCACTAACTACAAGTGGTTCACTAACCACAATTGGTGATGTAAATGTTTCACAATTCATCTATCATATAGACGATTCTAACACTTATCTTAATTTTACAGAAGATAGACTTCGATTTAATATTGGTGGTATATCATACATAGATTTAAACGATGTTGGTAGTGCTCCACACGATATTACATTCAATGATGGTGGTAATAATGTAGATTTAAATATAAAAGGTAGTTCTAATAATCCTTTATTTAAAACAGACGCTTCTACAAATAGAATAGGAACACACGGTAAAGGTTCACCAGAAGTTGCTTTCCACATAGGTGGTTCTGAATTAAGAGTTGATGGAAACATAAGTGGTTCAGCAGCTGGAACGGGTTCTTTTGGTAAAGTAGTTATTGGAGAAATGAGTAATCAAGATGTAACAAGTGTTTCATCTTCTATTTCAACACGATTAACAACAGCCGAAACAGAATTAGGTAATACTTTATTTAGTGGTTCGGTTCAAGTAGACCACGACGCTACAACCAATTTTGTAGCAAACGAACACATTGACCATAGTGCGGTTTCAATATCAGCAGGTGGAATTTTAAGTGGTGGTGGAGACATTACAACAAATAGAACAATAACATTAGCAAGTTCTGATGTTGTTCACGATTCAACATCTGGATTCGTAGCAAACGAACACATAGACCATAGTGGAGTAACTTTAACGGCAGGAGATGGATTATCAGGTGGTGGAGATATCACCACTAATAGAACTTTTGCAGTTGATTCTTCAGTCTTGAGAACAACTAGTGGAGTAATTTCATCATCAGCACAAATATCATCATTTAGTAGTTCGGCACAAGTTGACCACGATTCGACTACAAACTTTGTAGCAAACGAACACATAGACCATAGTTCAGTAAGTGTAATTGCTGGAACAGGTATGACCGGTGGTGGAACAATTGCATCAAACAGAACTTTAAATGTAGTTGGTGGAACAGGTGTTACTGCAAATGCAGACGACATCGCTATTGGACAAGATGTATCCACAACTTCTAATGTTTTATTCGCAAACATTACAGGTTCAAACATTAGTGGTTCAAGTTTATTAGGTGTAGTTGGAACAGCAACACAAGGAACAATTGATATTCATTCATTGAGTGGATATGTAGCAAATGAGAATATAGACCATAGTGGAGTAACAATTACCGCAGGAGATGGTTTAACGGGTGGTGGAACAATAGAATCCACAAGGACATTGACAGTAGGAGCCGGAACAGGTATTACGGTAAACTCTAGTGATGTAGCAACTGACGATTCGGCAATTGTACACGATGACCTAAGTGGTTTTGTAGCAAATGAACATATTGACCACACAAGTGTAACTTTAACAGCGGGAGCAGGTTTAACTGGTGGTGGAACAATAGCATCTAATAGAACTTTTGCAGTAGGAGCCGGAACAGGTATTACGGTAAATGCTAATGATGTTGCTATTGGACAATCAGTCGCAACAAATGCAAATGTTAACTTCGCCACAATCACAACAACAGGAAATATTACCGCACAAGGTGATATTATAGCAGAAAATTATATAGTAAGTTCTTCGGTAACTCATTTAACTTCATCAGCAATAAGTGGTTCAAGTATATTCGGAGACACACAAGACGATACACACCAATTTACAGGTTCAGTATTTGTAACTGGTTCAACATTTAACATTGACTCACTTGGTAGTGTGAGTTCAAGTAATAGTGGTTCTTTCTTAAATGTAAAAGCAGCCAATAATGTAAACGCAACAAACATATACGGAACATTATCAACAGCGACTCAAGGAACAATAGACCACGACTCATTAGCTAATTTTGTGGCAGATGAACACGTTGCTCACGGAGGCGTAAGTGTTATAGCAGGAGATGGTTTAACGGGTGGTGGTACAATCGCCTCTAATAGAACTATAAATGTAGTGGGTGGAGACGGAATTACTGCAAATGCAAACGATGTAGCAATTACAGCAGCCCAAACAACAATTACTTCAATATTTGCAGAAGATTTAAAAATTGGTGAAGATGACCAAACAAAAATAGATTTTGAAACTGCAAACCAGATTAACTTTTATGGAGATAATGTAAAATTATTAGAATTATCAAACGCTAATACTGGAGATGCGGTTTTCAATGTTGCAACAGCTGATAAAAACTTCACAATCACAGGAACAGATGGTTCAACGGCCATTACCGCTCTTGATATTGATATGGCAGCAGCTGGTAACGCACAATTCTCAGGAAATATATCAGGTTCACAAATAGAAGCAAGTGGTGATGTTATCGCATTTGGTTCATCAGATAGAAGACTTAAAGACAACATTACACCTATTGAAAATCCATTAGAAAAGATGGATAAAATCGGTGGTTACACATTTGATTGGAATGAAAAACAAGACGCATATAAAGGACACGATGTTGGTGTTATTGCACAAGAAATTGAAGAGATTTTACCAGAATTGGTAACAACAAGGGGAACTGGATATAAAGCAGTTAAATATGAAAAAATTGTTCCATTGTTGATAGAAAGTATTAAAGAATTACAGAAAAAAGTTCAAAAAATAGAAGAGAATTGTGATTGTTTGAACAAATAGTATTATATTTATATATAAGTAAAATAAAGGAGTTATAATGGCAAAAAAATCAACAGAAATCAAATTCACAGAAGACGAATTAAGTTCATTACAAGAACTAAGAACAAATTACTCTAACATTGAGTTATCATTGGGTAAATTGGAAGTTGCTCGTATCAACCAAGAACAACAACTTGAAAGATTGTCTAATGAAAAATTGAGGTTAGAAACTCAGTATTCAGAAGTTCAAAATCAAGAGATTACATTAGTTCAAGAATTGAATGAAAAGTATGGGGCAGGAAATCTTGACCCAGAAACAGGTGTCTTTACACCAGTAAAATAATTGGTCTTGTAGATGAATTTTGAGAATTTACTTTGATACTTATTCATAGTAAATAATTTTAATCTTTAGGGAGAAAAAAAATGGCAGAAAGAATAGTAAGTCCTGGAGTCTTTACCAGGGAAAAAGATTTATCTTTCTTACCACAAGGTATTACTGAAATTGGAGCAGCATTAATTGGACCAACACAAGAAGGTCCAGCGTTCATTCCAACAATTGTCAGAAATATGGGTGAGTTTGAAGAAATCTTCGGTAAAGAATCACAAGACTTTTATGTTCCATTCACAGCGAAGCAATATCTTCAAAGTGCTGGAACAGTAACAATAGTTCGTGTATTAGGATTGGGTGGTTATTCATCTGATTTCATAGCACTTGGTTTAAGTGGTTCAGCAGGTCACTTTATCGCAGCAGTATTAAAACCTTCAAAAGGTAATGCAGGTGAAGGTCCTAACACATCAACATCAGGTTTCTTAAGTGGTCCAGCAAGTGCTTCATTAGGAGCAGCACCAGACTGGGCAGAAGCATCATTAACAATAGCACAAAGTTCAAATGCTTCAACCGCATATACAATTTCATTTGATACAGGTTCAGCTAACCATATCGGAAATGTATTTAGTGATAACCCACAAGAAACAAAACAAAAAGTATACTTAGCAGTTGACAATAAAGGATTATATTCAAATAGTGGATATGATGCTAATGTCAGTATGAGTATAACGAGTGGTAGTGATTCATTTTTAGCAGACTACTCAGCAGCAGTAACACCAACAATACAATCTCAATTAGTTGGTGGAGCAAGAACAGATTTATTTAGTGTAAAAACAAGAGCAGATGGAAATTTAACGAACGCAAAATTTAAACTTGGTATTCGTGACATTAAACCAGCATCAGATGTACCGGGTTCAGACTTCGGAACATTTACATTAGATGTTCAAGTTAACAATCCAGGTCAAAATGATGACGGAACAATCTTAGAATCATTTCAAAATCTAAATTTTGATGAAGATTCACCAAACTATCTACCAAGAAAAGTAGGTGATAGATTTGTAACAATAGACTCACAAGGTAAATTGACAAATCACGGAGATTATCCAAATCAATCTAAATTCATTAGAATAACTGGAACAGATACTTCAACAACAGCATTAGAAGCATCATCATTGAAAGACCTTGCAAATGTATCAAGTGAGTTACTTCCAATGGGATTCGGTAAATTAACAACACCAACCTTAGCAACATTAGAGTTGGCAGGACCAAATACCCTTACTGAAAATACAGCAGACGCACCAGTAGCATCATTTGTTTCAAGTCAGTTAAATTCAAGAGCATCATTTGATTCAAATGTTTATTATGGATTTGATTTCGCAAATGAAACAAATAAACAATATTTGACAAAACCAGCAGTCGGAGCAGGAGTTGGAAATAATGTAACTATGAGTTTGGAAGACCAAGATGGACACGCAGACGCGACTACATTAGGTTCAACATTCTCTGACGCAAGTGAAAAGATTACATTAGCACTTTCACATATTAAACAAAGAAAGTTCGTAGTTCCTTTCCAAGGTGGATTTGATGGATTTAATCCAGCAGCACCTAAGAAAACCGGAACAGATATTGTAGCAGCAAACTCACAAGGGTTTGATATGACTAATTCACTATCAAGTGGTTCAGTAGCATTCAAACGAGCAATCAATGCAATCTCAAATCCAGATGAATTTGATATCAATATGTTAGCACTTCCAGGTGTAATTCACGAATTACACTCAGTTGTAACAAATCACGCAATTGATAAAGTTGAAGATAGAGCGGATGCGTTCTTTATATTGGACGGGTCATCATATGGTCGTTCAATTGATAACGCAATCAATGATGTTAAATCATTAGATTCAAACTATGTTGGAACATATTATCCTTGGGTGAAAATCTTAGATGGTGTTAAAAACAAACCAACTTGGGTTCCACCTTCAGTAGTTCTACCAGGTGTATTTTCACAAAATGACGCAATAGGTCAAGAGTGGTTCGCACCGGCAGGTCTAAATCGTGGTGGATTGACAGAAGTATTAGAAGCACAAACAAGACTAACCAACTTGGAAAGAGATGATTTATACGAAAATCGTATTAATCCAATCGCAACTTTCCCAGGTCAAGGTGTAGTAGTGTTCGGACAAAAAACACTTCAATCTAAACCAAGTGCATTAGACAGAATCAATGTAAGAAGATTGTTGATTAACTTGAGAAAGTTCATCGCATCAACTTCAAGATTCTTAGTATTTGAACAAAACACAAGTTCAACAAGAAACAGATTCCTAAATATAGTGAATCCATACTTAGAACAAGTTCAAGCAAATTCAGGTCTAACTGCTTTCAGAGTAGTAATGGACGATTCAAACAACACACCAGATGTTGTTGATAGAAACCAGTTAGTAGGACAGATATTTATCCAACCTACAAGAACTGCTGAATTTATCGTATTGGACTTTGTAGTTCAACCAACAGGAGCAGCATTCCCAGAATAATAGGTGAAAGAAACTATTTTATATCAAAAATGTAGAAAAACCCCCAAGAAATTGGGGGTTTTTTGTTATGATAATCAGGAAGAAAAAATTTGAGAGTTTAACCACCTAACTCACAAGGGTTGTTTCTAAATCGTGAAACTCTACATAACCCACTCGGTTCCAAATATCTAGTCACCGAAAACCCAGTTTTTAATTACTTAGGATAAATAGCAAATGTATCAGCGTATTCAGCCAATGTATTGTATTGACTTCTACGATAACCAAATTGTGGTTTACTACCACCACGATACTTAATTCTAAAATTACCAGTCATCATTAAATTTCTGATAGTTGGGTTATACCTAAATTCCATAGGAATACCCTTGTAATTGGCTTGTTCAAAGTAAGGAGCTTCATAATCTTCCAACCTAATAGGTTCTTGATTTTGATTAGCTTCATATAATTCCATAGGATTATGATTATATCTATAATGAGTAATGGTATGAGTTCCATTTTCTACATACTCACCAGCATTATTATAATACCCATAATGATTTGGTATTTGTCTCGTTACCAAAGCATCTTCATAATTCCTTGTTTCAATTGTTGTATTGTCAGTCATTTTGTTTTCCTTTATCATTATCATAACACTATAATATACAAATACTATTTGTAAATGTCAAGCTTTTTTTTTTAATTATTTTCTTAAAGAGTTCTTCTTCACAATCATCACAAAGGAAAAAGCCGTCTATTTCAACGCCACACTCTTCACATATTATCTCATCAATCATATTATAATATACAATGAATAAATGACAATGTCAAGTAAAACTTCAATAAAACTTCTAAAAAATATATCAAAATAAGTTGTTATAGAAAATCACTTTTTTTAGTTTCGTTATATTTATTAATGTAATAGAAAAGAAGTCTTTATAGGAGAAAGAAAGTGGCCGAGTTTATAGACCCAAATGATATATTTTTTACACCATTTGAACCGAAAACAAAAAATAGGTTTGTTATGGAGATTGACGGAATACCAGCATATCTTGTTAAAACAATGGCAAGACCAAGTATTCAATTTGAAACAATCACATTAGACCATATCAACACAAAAAGATATGTAAAAGGTAAAGCCACTTGGCAACCAATTAGTATCACATTGTATGACCCAATCGTTCCATCAGGAGCACAATCAGTAATTGAGTGGGTTAGATTACATCACGAATCAGTAACTGGTCGTGACGGATACTCAGATTTCTATAAAAAAGACATCACATTTAATGTATTGGGACCAGTAGGAGATAAAGTAGAAGAGTGGACATTAAAAGGAGCATTCATCACAGAAGCAAACTTTAATGAATTAGATTTCTCATCATCAGAAGTTGCAGATATCGCACTTACTTTACAATACGACTACGCAATCTTACAATTCTAACGGAGAGAAATTATGTGGGCAATATTTAAAGACAATAATGAATACAACGAGAAATCAATAATTGGTTTCGGTGCATTTACAGTAATGGTTTTATTTGCATTTGCAGATGTTGCTACTGGACTTATGGGTAAAGATTTAGTTATCAATGATGTAGTATACAATTCATTTCTATTCACCACTTTAGGTTCATTTGGAATCGCAGGTGCAGAAAAAGTTTTAAAAAAATAATAAGTTATTAATTCTTAATAATCAAGGAGTAAAACAAAATGGCTGAAAATCAGTATGGATTTCCTACTGAAGTTCTATCTTTACCATCAAAGGGATTATTATATCCCGAAGATAGTCCTTTGCGTAGCGGAACAATAGATGTCAAATATATGACAGCAAAAGAGGAAGATATCTTAACTTCCACAAACCTAATCGCACAAGGTAAAGT